AAATAGTAGGGAATTTTAATAGCTTTAACTCTAGCTCAATCGTAGTAATAATACTACTAATAAACAAGTTTATATAGTAATAATACTATACTATAAATGTAGGTCTACTTTCCTTATAATATTGCTTACTGGAAATACCATAGCGTGAAAACTATCCAGTAAGATAGTAAAGACGCTGGTAACGTCCGTATTAAAGATTGTAGCAACCTACACTTTTAATTAAAAAACAAAGGAGAAAAGAAAATGGCGGAACAAGGTAAGCAACCCACCATCGAAGAATTACAGGCACAGCTAGTCGAACTCCAGGAAAAGCAGAAAGAAAACGATGTTAAAATAGAAGCATTGACTAGTGAGAAAAATAAACTCTCTGAAGATTTAAACAAAGCTAGAGAGTTGAACACTAAGTTGTTTCTTAAAATACCACAAGGAGAAAACTCAAACACTGATAATTCTACTGCTACTGAAGACGATAGTTTTGACAAACTTCTTGATGAAGCAATTGATAAATATGTTCTCAAAAAGAAGCAAGAAACAGTTTAATAAATTCTTAAAGGAGAAGAATAATGGCAACTAGAACAGATGCACAGTGGTCGGAGAGACTTGCTAATATTATGCCTGATAACTTTATGGATAACATTAGCGGTCAGTTTCTGATTAACAACGGAATTTTGAACACAATGATGAACCGTATTGGAATGACACTTATCCACAATGTAGATAAAATCAACAATCCTTTTGGAGATTTTACTAAAACAATTGTAGATTATGGAGATACCATACAGGAATACAAGGTTAAGGTAATCGACGGAAAGAAATTTACCGCAGATGAGTTTGGAGACGATAGTTCTACTTACGAACCTAATCCTTTTGCAGTTGAGAAGAACAAACCGATTGCACAGTACTCACAGTTGAACGACAAAGTAAAGTACAGACAGACAATTTTTGACAATCAGCTTAAACTGGCGTTTACTTCTGAGCAGAAGTTTGGAGACTTTGTAGCTGGAATGTATGGAGCAGTTCAGGAAAGCGACAATCTTGACAAATTTATTAAGTGGAAAAAGTTTATGTCTAACGAGGACATTTACGGTACTACTGATACAATCACTGCAACAGACAACACAGAATACTTTGCTAAGATGATACGCAAGATGAAAGACACAATTACTAAGTTTAGGTTCCCTTCAAAGAACTATAACAAAGCTGGAGATATGGTTGCTTCATCTGATGTTTCTATCATTATGAAAGCAGAGGATAAGAACAAAATTGATATGGATATTCTTGCTGGAGTTTACAACATGAATATGATGGAACTTCCTGCAAAGATTAGACTTGTAGATGATTTTGCTACTGTTTCTGTTACAGAAGGAGAGACAACTACAGATAAAGAAGTTGCTTGTATTATCGTAGATGACCGTTTCTTTAGCTACTTCCCCAGAACTCCTATGGCTGGAGCAGTTTACAACCCTGAAGATTTATATACAAATATGTTCCTTAATGTACAGGGAACTTATACGGCAGCTCTTTTCAGGAATGCAGAGATTGTTTACAAGGGAGCAATTGGAAGTTAAAGGAAATGTGGAATTATGAGTACAGAGATAATCTATACAATTATTCTGATACTTGCATCTTTATCTTCGGCTCTAATTATGCATTTTGTAGATAAGAATAAAGATGGAACTATAACTAAAGAAGAAATTGAACAGACTATTATAGAAGCACTTAAAAAGAAATAAATAGGCTCGGTAGGAGCCTTAATCCTACCACAAGATACTATGATACCTGTAACAGTTACGTTTTATGGCGATGTAGGTTTTGATAGAAGCTATAATCATGTTATAGACTTTTCTAATGAAACCGAAAGAGAGAATTATTTTAGTCCTAAAACATTAAAGAGTATTCAAGATTGTGCTTATAATAAGCCAATGAATTCACTACAAATAAAATGTCCTTATGAGGAAGCTCTTAATTTTACATATTGTAAATTTATTATAGGTTCAAGTCCAAATTCTAGAAAAATAATTTATGCTTGGGTAGATGATGTAGTTCTTATTACCGACCAGAAAGATGAAACTAATAATTTTGTTCCTATTCTTCAGATTAATATTTCAATAGACCCGTGGCAAACTTTTCTTTTTAATTTTAGATTAGGAGAGAGTTTTGTAGCAAGAGAACACGTAGATAGATTTAAAGCAAACAGTGACGGCACAAGAGGTTGGTGTTTACCTAATACATCTGATAGAAGTTCTAATGGTGTAGAAATAAGAAGCAATAGTCTTGTAACTTTTAGACAAACTAAAACATATATAAGAGGGACTCATCCTTATATGGAAAGTTTTAGTTCTAGAGTTTATTGGCTTTGTGTTCAATGTGTTATTTCTAATGCTATGAAAGTTTATTTAATACCTGCTTTATCTAAACCTATAAGAGTTAATGTTGGTTCTGATGCTGTTAGTACAACAGTATTAGATAATATTGTTGATGATACTATTTTAACAGTATATAATATAGACCCACAGACAGTTGCAAGTTGTTTTTATATACCTTTTGATATTGGCGTATTTAATGCTCATAATCCTACATCTTTTCAGGATGATACTTATGATTTTGTTTCATTTGTAAGTGAATTTAGTACCACTACTAAGAATAGTCTTTTCTGTTTACAATTAGTTATAGCACGTGATATAGATAATTTTCCATATATTATTAATATAGATAAGCAATTTACAACCAACGTTCCTTTATCTGTTCCTTCCAATCAAGATGGTTATTCTATTAATCATGAACCACAGTTGTTTAAATCTCCTTATAAAACAGTTTCTGTTATAGATGAAAATGGTATTAAAAGAGGAGATTTACCAGATATTTGTGCTAATATTAATAATGGATTTTTAGGAGTTAAACTTCAACTACTTATAGATAGTGTTGATGTAAGACTTAGGATTAAACCTTTAATTGATATTAAAACAGATAATACATTTTGGATTGAATATACATTAACACAGGTAGAAGTTATAAGAAATAATTGGCTTTCTTATCTTTTACAGGAAAGAGAAACAACAAGAGAGATGATACAGTCACAGATAAATCAACAGGCTATTGCTACTGCTATTGGAGGTGTTAGTAGTGCAGTTGGACAAGGTGGACAACAGGCTATGTCTATAGGTAAAGCTGGTGTTGGTCAATCAGAACTAGGTGGATTTGGTGCTGGTGCTACTGTTGGTTTGGGTGTTGGTGCAATACAAACAGTTGGTGGATATATTGCTAATAAACATTTTGCATTTGAACAACAGGATATTAGAGAAAAAGCAATTAAACGTAAAGCAAATAATATTATACAGTCTGGAACATTTAAATCTTTAGTAGGTGAGTTGGAAATAGTTATAACTTCATGTGATGAAACAACTTTAGATATTAAAGCAAAAGAGTTCCATAAGTATGGATATTCAGTGTTCTTTTATGAAACACCTAATCTTAAGTCACGCAAATATTTCAACTTTATAGCAACCAATTTAGTAAAAATAGAAGGTAATCTTAATAACAATGTAAAGATGGCACTTGCAGAAATATTTAATAATGGGGTAACAATTTGGCATGGAGATTACATAAACGAACTAATAGGAATAGGAGATTATTCTAAAGAAAACATAGAAAGGAGTTTGCTATGACAGAAATACAGGTAAAACCACCTAAAGAAACAGGTTATACAAAAATTCTTAGAGCCCAAGTAAGACCTTTACGTAAAGCTCTAAGAGCCTATTATAAAAATATAGCTATTGGAATGTTTGAATGGAAAGGATTTAATGAAACAATCCCTATAAGATATCCTGAAAGATGGCTTTATGAAAACGGTTGTTGTGTTTATTGCGAGCCAGATGGAATGGATGGAGTTTTACTCCCAGTTGCACTTACAAACATAAACAAAAATTTGTATGGTGAGCCAGCAGAATGGAGAGCAGTAGGAATTGGAGAATACGCAGGAAAAATAAACTCTAAAACACTTGATGATACCAATTCTGTTCTTATTCGTAATGACCAACTCTATGAAAATTCTGCTAATTATGTAAACTATATGATTGAGCAGATGATTAATGTTGAACTTACAATGAGAATGAACATAAATGCTAATAAAATGCCTTTTATGTTTAGAGGAAATCAGAATACTGCTCTTCAGAATAAGAATACATTTATAGATATTTATGAATGTGAGCCAGTAATTTTCAAAGAAGCATTTGCTAAAGATGAATTTGAAATACTCAACAACCAGGTTCCATTTATAGCTCCTGAATTAACGAAAATTTATGATATCTATGGATATCGCATTTTAAGTTATCTTGGAGTAAAATCTATTCCAATTGAGAAAAATGAGAGATTGCTTGTTGATGAAATTGGAGCTAATAATGAAGAGAAAGAATATGTTAGAGCTGCTAGACTTGACCAAAGAGAAATTTCAACAACACAGTTAAAAAGAGTGTTTAATTTAGATGTTTCAGTAAAATACAAGGAGGTAAAATTAGATGGCATCTTTGAAATGTTCAGAGCACAACAGAATGGAGGAGAAAGTAACAACCCTCCAAAGGGAAATGAAGGAAATTAAAAAGAGAATTGAAATTCTAACATTTCTTTTATTCGTTGTGATAGCAGAGATACCAATAACGGTGGTTATATGAGTATAGAAAGAGAACTAAATTGTGCAGAAAAATTAGACCCACCTTGGTATACAGAATTTCTATATAGACTTCAAGAACAGGAAGGAATGGAAGATTTAGGTATAGCAGGAGTAAAATGGGATGAAAGTTTAACTTATCTGTATGATTATAAAGACGAAATTATAGAAAGATTTAACGAATATTTTGCACTTTATGAAATAGGACAAGAAACACCACAGCGTTTCCAATTTATGTGTAATCGTCATTATAATGTTAAAAAGAAAGTGTGGAACCATAGAATTGAATTATATATTAATAATATTACTACACAGATTGGACGTTTAAACAAGACTGTTAAAACTTCTGATATACTTAGAGCTATAACTGGAAAAGATACCGAAGCTAGAAGTGGTAGCGATATTGTTACTGGAACTCATGGCAACATTCAGAATTATAATACAAGCAAAGAAAGTAAAGAATATGATACTCCTGTAACACAGATTTCAAGTCTTAACGATGGATACCTTTCTGGTGGAAGTGGAGAAGAAAATAAAACAGATGTTAGTGGAACTAATACAATAAATGATACTACTACAACTACAAGAGATGGAGAAGTAACAACTAAAAGAGATGAAAATATAGGAGAAGATACTGTTATTGAATATAGTTTCCAGGATAAACCTATAATGGAACTTATAGAAGATAACATAAACGTATGGAACGACGTCGTGCAGTCAATTATAAATGACTGTAAGGAACTGTTCATAAATGTAATGGCGAGGATATAAATGCCGAACGACGACACAATACCAACAATTTCAGAAATTAAAGGAAACACTATACTTCAGCTGTTGACAAATGTTTATGATACTCTTAAAAAAGCAATATTTAAAAAACAGAATAAATTGATTGCTGGAGATAATATAGTTATAGATGAAGCTACTAATACTATTTCAGCTATTGAGGGAGGAACTCCTGTTCTTGATAATTACTATACTAAACCTCAAACAGACGTTCTACTTGCTGAAAAAGCTAACGTAGAAGATGTATATGATAAAACAGATGTAGATAATCTTCTTGATGAAAAAGAAAATATAATTTCTGCTGGAAATAATATAACAATTATTACAGGAGCAGATAATAAAAAGACTATTAAACTTAGCGATAATGTTAATAGAGAAGGAACAACAAATCTTGTAGGTAATACAAATATAACAGGAAATATTACAGTTACAGGAAATATTACGCAGAACGGACAATCTTATGAAACTCATGCAGAAAAAATCTATACAAAAGATGACTACATAGTTACTAGAGAAGGAGCTGTTGGTGGACTTGCTAGTGGAGATTATAGTGGTTTAGAAGTTGAAAAATATAACGGTGTTGATAATTGTCGTCTTGTAGTTGATAATGAAGGTGTTGCCAGAGTTGGAGATACAGGTGACGAACAAGCACTTATGACTAGAGATGATGCTTTTAATCTTAATAATGGCGCTATTCTTAAATGGGATGGAACTAATTATAGAGCGATTACAGAAAGTAGTGTTGGAAGTGACACTAAACCTATTAAAAGTGTTGGTGGTGTATTAACACCTGTTTCTAATGATTTAGCATTGGCTAATTGGACAAATGTTACTAATGAACTATCAAGAATACAAACAGCTCATGAGATAGTATTTCAAGCAGTTGAAAATAATACATTCTTACATAGTATGTTAATTCCTGGCTCACGTTCCTCCGCTTATGTTGGATTATCAGCAGGTGGAAACTATCTAAATGTTCTAATTCAAACAACAGGTATAACAACAATATCTTCAGAAGGTACATGGACACAGTTATCAGTATATGTAAGATAAACGGTTTAGGTGGGAGAAATCCCACCATTAAACTTTTTTAAATTTTCTTTTTAATTTATAAAAGAAATAACTAAAATGTTCATCCCACAAGTAACAAAACAACAGATATAGACCTATTAAACAAAGTGTTATAATACCAGCAATTATACTATAAAGTTCAATAGCATCAATAAACAATATTGTTTCCATTATAGCATCTCACATATTGTTTTATAGAGTTGTGTTATTTTCATAATATCTAACTCTTGTATGTGATAAGTTTCAAATATTATTGTGTTTTCAGGTACTAAAGGTGGTATTTCAAACGGTGGTACAATTTGTTTTGTTCTAGCATAAAAATTGCAGATTTTGTTATTTTTATCATCATAAACTATTCCTTCAAATTTCATATTTTCACTCTCTCCAATCATCGTAAATTTCTATAACATATTCATTAGTTAAATAAGCACGTGTAATAATAATACCATTTTCTAATCCTATATCATCCAGAATATTAACAATTTCTAAAATAATAGATAAATCATTAATTATATAGTAATAATATTCACCATCTTTATCATAATTAATTTTAATTCCGATTTTATTTTCAATAGCTTTAGCATATTTTTCGATATGGTTGTGATATCCTGTATTAGTGACAATAAATTTTGTCATATTTTTAAACCCTCCAAATTGGCATCATTAACCAACTTTTTGAACAGTTTTAGATGTTCGTTTGTTAATCTGCCTTGGGCAATTATCCCGTTTGTTTTTATGTCGGTTATTGTAAATAGATAATAAATTTTCTTATCTTCTCTTACAAATTTAGCAATCGACATTACCTTTCTTCCATCTTCGCCTAAATGTTCGGCTCCAACATAACCTATAAAATCCATGTTATCACACACTTTGCATTAATTCAAATATGTATTGTTTGATTGTTATGTTTTCAAACTTTAACATATTTGCTTCATAAGCTTTTAGAATTACTGCCATTGGGTAGTAGTTCTTGCTTAATATTATTTCATCATCCTTTGTTTCATACCTTAAAGCGTAAGTTTGTAATTCTGGGTTATAATCAAAACTACAATAAATACCGTCATCATCTAACCATATTCCAATCATAGTTTCCATATATTTAATATTACATTCATTTTTAGCTTTAACTCCTCTTTTCTTTATGAAGGCATAATCATCGTGCCAAGCTATATTGTCAATAGCAAATTTACTAAATGATGTTCCTTCAATAAGTTGTCCGAATTTTGTTTTCTTTTTCAACTCTTTAAATGCTTCATTCTCATAATTTTCAACCACAATAAGACCATCTTTAAATTTCTTAAATCTTTTAGCAAATGGTGTTATATGCCAGAAACTGAAATAAGGATTAACGAAACTTGTCTTGTTAGCCAGAAAGAATACTCTTACATCTTTTCTTCCATCTTCTCCAGTTCTTAACCTATTAACTGTTTCATATAAACCAAGGAATAAATTAACTTCATCCTTAAGATATGCAGATGTTCTTGTTTCTTCTTCCAGAAATTCATCGAATATTATTTTATCTACTTTGGGGAATGATTGAGATTTTAAACGACGGGCAGTAGATAATCCTACAAAAATTACCTTAGCCATACCATCAATATAAAGTGTATTTCCTTCTATATAATAGTCTAATTCTTTGGGTAAATATCCTTCATTAATCAAATCCATAACAAATTTGTTACCGTTGTCTGCTAAGAGAGATTTTATATCTTCTACATAACGTCTTACCCAAATAGTTTGGTTAGGGCTAGTACAAGCCCATAATTTGAAATTAAACGTTTTACCAGTTCCTCTAGCACCTAGTGTAAAATTAAATAGTCCGTTGTGTGATAATAATTCTGTTCTATTATACCATATTTCAGGCTTCTGCGAGTTCATATACTGAATACTCCTTAATCTTGAATGTTGTGGGTACTAGAACACAACCACCTTTAACCATCTTCTTCATCATCTTTCCATCGAATTTAGCACCAATCTTAAAGTCTGACCATTTAACTTTTTCCTTTACTTCTACTGGCATACCAGCACACTTAATTTCGATGATGTTATTATTGATATCTCCATGGATATAAGTTTTAGCTCTAAGATACTTTCCTTTTTCAAAGTCTCCTTCGCATTTCCAAGCACCGAGTTCTGTTGGATGTATCTTAATATCTTTAACTTCTCCTACAATATGAATGCTATCAGTATCTGCATAAACGAAATTATCATAATTGGCTTGTGCAGCTCTTATAGTTATATTTCTTGCATTAGCGGTAACAAAAGCCGCATAAGGAACGTATATTGGGTCGTTTACAGTTTCCATAGAAACAAATCTTAAAACTCCATCTTCATCCAAATATGGTAATTTGTTTATTCTATTAGGTCTCATACCTGTTTTTCCGTATGGAGAATTCATATATCTTTTAGATAGATATCTTAAAGCTTTATTTCCATGAATATCTGCATCAATTTTATTAGCCATATGGAAGTCTATGTAATCAGCCAGTAGTCCTACCTTTTTCTCAAATGATAGATAAAATGGGTCTTTAATATAATCTACATCGTAATGCTCTAAGAATAACTCATAATCTACATTAGTAAGACAAAGTTCAACTTCTCCTTGACTATCTGTTAGATATTCTGTTTCATCAAAGCGGAAATTATTTTTAATTTGAATGGTTGGTAAATATCCTTCCTTTAATCTGAAGCTTGTTTTAAATCTTATAATGTAAAGTTCCCAATCAAATGGTTCTCTAGCTACTGGAACTCCGTATGGTAATTCGCAGAATTTCATAACATAAGGATAAAGAGAATTAACATCATAAACCTTAACTCCAAATAATTCTTTATTTTGATATTTAGGATTACAGTATGTCCATCCGCCTTTATAACTATCTCTTATCCAAGCGTCTAATCTTTTGCTTAATTTAGGCATATAGTGACGCCATTTAGCAAACCCACCAAGAGTTTTCTTAACATCGCTAAAAGCATCCGCTGATAATGTTAGTGATTTATGCCCTTTTTCCCATTCTTTATGAATAGCGTTAGCAACTATTCTACTATCCTGTAAACAATATTCTATTTCATCTGGAGTTGGAATATAATCTTTAGGAATGTATCTATCAAAATATGGTGGAGCTTTTTTATCTGGAAAATTATAAAGTTTAGCTAAACTCTTAACTGATTGACCAGGGAATTTTTTAAGACTATCCCATATTTTAACAGAATGACCTGTATCTAAATCGTTAATTTGAATTTGATACCAATTGTTCATTTCATCTACTACACAATCGTAGTCTAATTCATATCTATAACCGTGACTAGATAGATGACTTAAAATAAAACTACCATCAAAAGCTAAATTGTGGAAAAATACAATATCACATTTTAATTCTTTAATCTTATCTAGAAATCCCTCTATATCAAAACCGTAGAACTCTTGTGTTAAATCGGAACTTACAAGCGACCATAGATAAACTCTAACTTCTCCGTCTTTTTCAAGGTTGGGGATAGTTGTAGTTTCAAAATCAGCCGCCCATATTGTTTTTGTAGCTATATTTTCAGCCACCCCTTCTTCTAATTCTGTTGTGTTCTCATACTCATATATAGGATATTTTTCTCTATTACTATGATGTTGTAATCTCCCTAAAATCATCCTATACGTTCTCTCTTTCTTTTAATTTCTTCTCTAGCTCTTTCTAAACTTTTAGGAGCGAACTCTTTAAATGTACCACTAGAAACAAATTCATCATAAGACATATAATTTACGCCAGAAGCTCCGAGTGATTGTTTAACTTGTGCTTCTATGCTTTCTAGAAATTCCATAACTTTTCCTACATTTACAGCTTTTTCTGACTTCTCTAAATTTATACCGTATTCTCTATATTTAAAAGTCTTTTGAAAATTCTTTCTATCGTTTCTATAAATGTTTTCTAAAATATTTTTAGGAGCAATACTCATAAGATATGCAATATATCTATTATAATATTGGTCTACGTGTCCTGTTAAAGTTTCTCCTTCGCTGTAACGTACGTAATCAGTGTTTGCTATAAACTGATAAGACCTTGAAAAATGATATGTAAAAAAGTCGCTGAAATTTTCTTCATCAAAATCTCTATTAATATAGGTATTCTCAATATAATTCTTAAATTTATCTTCTGACATAAAGTTTATATTGGTAATACCAGAACCTTCTTTAATTTTATTTATCTGTTCTCTGTTCATTTGAACATTATAAATTTTTTCTCCAGAAGGTGCATAAATTCCAACTTTGTAGTATCCTTTCTTTGAACTATGACTTTCTTTAAAAAGGAATTTTCCAACATTAGTTTCAAATTCTGCAAATACTTTATCTTTTCTTGTAAAACTATAACCACGTATTCTTGCCATGGTATCAAAATAAAAATATAATTAAAAGGTTTAAGGGTTAGATAACCCTAATTGTATAAATTGACTTTTCTTCAAAAGGCAAAATCATACATTGAACGACCGTTCTCAAGCTTTGTAAGAATGAGCTTTGTAGGAACGGGCAGTTCAAGAACGTTTGTTCCAGTTGCTTTAAGCAGTGCTTCAAATCCCTTTACAATTCTCTTTGAATGTGTCGCAGTTCTGAAGACTTTGTTGTCCATCTCAAACATGAAGTGTACTGACTTCTCGTTGTTCTGGTTGTATTTCTCAAGGTCTTTAGAAACCATAAAGACAAATGCCTTAATGTCAATCTCTTTATCAAGGATATCTTCCATCTTTATGTAGTTGTCCTTTGCTTCCAAGAGTTCATCGGGACACGGAATTTCGTTTACAAGCTTTGCCATTGAAAATTTGCTTTCTTTTGCCATTTCAATTACTCCTTTGTTTCGTTTTCTTTAAAAAGTTTGGTAACATCATTTTCATCGTCACTAAGTCTAGGGTCTTTAAAATTCCTTAGAATGTAACGCATCGTTTGACTATCTGTTTCAAAATTATATGCTTCTTTTATTTTGTTGAATTTCTCTAGATATCTTCTGTTGAGCACTGTTTGAACTCTAGTTCCTGGCTCTCTTATCAGCACTTTTTCGTACCTCCTTTTCGTATAATTTCTTTCCATAATCTCTTTCCTGTATTATGAAAAAATATTGTTTATGTTCGTCTAACTTTTTCTTATCATAATACATATTAATCCTCCTTATAATAGAATGTTTAGTTATTTGGTAGGGGATGAGACATAAAGGACGCCTAGCAGGTGGGGGAATAACCCATAACCAAAGACCCCCACCCCTTTATTTTTACTACCAAATTTTAACCCACCCTATTATAATTATAGATATAATATATCATAATAATATCAGTTTGATTTTTCGCGTATTACGTGTAGTTTATTTTCAACTCTAATATTTGAGCTTTAAATCAAATGTTTAAGTTCATACTTAAATGTTTGACTATTAGCTCAAATAAAAGAGTATTTTATAACAATTAGTTTGTTACTAATGTTATAAAAATAAGTTAAAAGGTTTGGTTGATTGTTTGCTTAGTTGAACAACCAACAATCGCCCTGTATCGGACAAAGAACAACGCGACCGTTGACGTTTACCCCAACGCGGTATCCATCTTTGCCCTGTATCGTTCCCTCAAACATTGTCTTGTTTCCATCAATAACCGCAATTGCTGTTACTGACACGTCGCATACATCGGTGTAGTTGTCGGTATCCTTTGCGATTGCCTGGAACAAATCAACAAAGCCATCCTTAACTTCCTTAGTTGCTCTCACGATGTTCTTAGGTGTCTGTTTGCTCATTGTCTTTGCCAGTGTTTCTGTATCCATTCCTGCCAGTTTCAGACTATCAATAAGCCCGATGTCGTAAATCGGAACGTTTACGTCGAACTTTGACAACGCATCGATTTCTTTCTGGTTTGCTTCTCTTACAGTTCTAACGAATGCCTGTTTTCCTGCCATTGTTTTCTTGTCTCCTTGTTTGGTTGTTTGAAATGGTTTGTTTAAGTTGTTTATTCGTCATAGTTTGCAACGTCTACCTTAAACTGCAAGTGTGACTGATTGCGTAGATAGATAGAGATTGCACCGCGACCATTACCGAACACATAGATAGTAACGCTAAAGATGGTTTCTATCTCAATGTGATAATCCCAATCACAAGTGATAAGGTGTAACCTGCCATCGTTACAATCTACCTTTAGATAGTTCTTAGGTGTGTAAAAGTGGTGTATCTCATTACACAACCCGTCTATCGTGTTCATTACATCCTTAGATGTTGCTTTGCCTTTTTCATTGTACGTAACGTATGTTACGTTGATTTTTGTTTCATTCATAGTTGACATATTTTGTCGCTCCTGTAGTATTTTTCAACTACAAGGTATGTCACGATGTACTAGTATATAATAACCATCGTTTCCACTGGAACTATTAATGATATGATTAACACCCTTAAGTTGAGTATGGGGGAGTATAACACTGTTAAGTCATTCCCTACTGTTT